GCGTCGTCCACCAGCCCAACCTTGGACAGCATGAAGTCGTACGTCTTCTTCAAGTTGTCCGCCTGCTGCTGCAACCCCGCCTGCGTGTGGTTGGTCATCGCATCGGTGATCGCCTTCATGTCAAGGCCGATCTGCTCGGTTTTGGCCTTGGCGTCGGCATCCAATGCGGCATAGAAGTCGGCGACGTCCTGTGCGCTCAGCTTGGCGAACTCTTTCGAGGCTTCGAACTTCTGCTTCGTGTCGAGGGACCACCGCTGCACGTCGGCGATCTGCTTGTCGGTCGAGGTCTGGCTGAGCCCATCACGCAGGCTGAAGTACTCGCGCCAGAGTTTGCCCGAGTCCTCCATCAGCTTTCGTGCGGCGGCCATCAGTTCTTCGTTGGCCGTGTTCTGTTTCTTCGTCGCGGCGACCTGCGCTTCAGTGGCCTTTGTGTCGGCTTCGCGCGCTTGCGTGATCAACTTCATTTGACCTTCGGTCAGCCGGTACGCGGCCTGCACGGTCTGGATCGACGCGCCCAGGTCCAACCAACCATTGACTTCTTCCTTCGTCTGCTGGTTGACGGTCTCCGCGACTCCGTAGTAACTCTTGAGGACTTTGATCGCGTCGTCCTGTGCCTTGGTTGCCTTTTCGGCCTCTTCCTTGGCTTCGCGCTGCGCCTGAGTCAACGGCTTCACGTTGTTGGCAGCGGTTAACGACACATCGCCGACGTTCTGCAAATCACCAGCGAGCCGTCGAATGCCATAGTTAAAATCGGCAGCGGCCTCTTTGCCCTCCGTAATTCTGATTTTCAAGAACTGTATGGCGTTGCCGAACTCGAAAGCCTGTTTACCGCCTTGAGTAGCCGCCTCCGCAGCCCATACCGTCAGTTGTTGCTTTGCTGCCTCCCATTGGTCCTGAACGTCTTTCAGTGACTTGACCGTGCTCTTGCTCATCACCGCAGCGGCGGCGCCAATATCCCGGAAACCTTCTTTGATCGCCGGAAGAATCTCCTGCCCTCCCTTGCCGAAAATCCGCACCGCCATTTCGGCTTGCAGCATTGGATCGGGGATCTTTTGAATTGCGTCCGTGATGGCGTAGAACGCATCTTCCGGTTTCATCGCACGAATCTCATCGAACGACAGGTGCGCATCTCTGAGGATCTTGATCGTGCTGTCTTCGCCCTTCGAAAGCGTGGCGTTCATCTTCTCGATGGCCGTGCCAACCGCTTGCATCGTCGTGCCGGTCTGGCCTGCCGCGAAGCTCATCCGCTGCGTAAATTCGGTGGACACACCGAGACGCGTAGAGAGATCGCCGATTTGACTGGCCGTCTCGAGCACATGGCTGCCAAAATCGACCACTCGCTCAATACCAAGCCCGATGCCAAGCATTCCGGCAAACCGCTCGATCGCGCCAAAGGTAGACTCGACGCGCTCACCGAGCACCTTGACGTTTGGGTTCGTTGTCTCGGTCGCCCGCTGCATGGCGAGCATGGCTTGCGGCGCTTCGCGACCCATCGCCTGATATTTGGCAACTGCCTCATCAAGCACGCGGTTGGCCTGCGCTTGCTCCTTGGCCGTGAGATTCGTCACGCCGCCGACAGCTTCGATCGCCGCCATCACGTCGTGCGCTTGCTGGACCGTCCGCTGGCCGCTGTAGGAGTTCGCCAGCGACACCATCTTCTGCGTCGTCGTCTCAATCGCGAACTGACCGCTCTGGAGCTGCGCCTGCAGCGCCGTCAGGTCTGCGGCGATCTTGATGACCATTGAGGGATTGGTCGCCATTTACACGCCCAACCCTTCCGCGTCGATCGCGTCCTGTACGGCGTCACGCATGCGCCGGTCGTGCGCGCCGGCTTCGAGCTGCGCGGACGCGAAGAAATACGGCCGCGCCGGTTCCGCGTGGCTACCTTTCTTGCCTTGCTTGGTGCCGAACTCGATCCACAGCGGCAGGTTCGGCATCCGCGCGTTGTCCGACAAGACGACGTAGCCGGTACCGTCGCGCGACTCTTTGGTCGTGATGCCTTCGGCCGTCTGCCCCGTCGCACGAGCGACACGGCGTTGCGCTTCGGCGACCACGTTGTCGGCCGTCGCCTTGGCCGCGGGCATCGTGAAACGCGCGATCGTGCTGGACATGCGTCCGAGTGCCGCCAAGAGGTCGGCATCTTCTACGCTGATCGACATGTCGCTCACTGCCCGGCCCCTTCCTGCGCTCGTCGCGCGATCACGCGTTCTGCCACTTCGCTTTCAAACTCGGCCACCCACGGCGACATCGGCCCGTCGTGCGTGTTGTCCGCTTCGTACGCCCTGATCGCCTCGGCCCCGCGCCGGTACTCGACGATCTGTTCCATAAACCCCACCGGCAACCGCTGCAACTCGTCGATCACATCCGACGGGCGCATGCCGCCAAACTCTTCACTCAACCGGCCGACGAAATGCTCAAACGGTAGCGGCCCCTCACCCTTTATGCCGAGGTAGAGGAGCCGGAGTCGTTTTTTCGTGCGTCCGTCTGCTGCTCTGGCGTCAGAAACAGATTCGGCTTGGTCAGGCGGATGACTTCACGCGCGACAAACTCCAGCGCCTCGTCGGTGAATCCGTCCGCCAGATGCGGGTCCGTCGCCTCGATCGCTGGAGGCACGGCCTCGTCGTTCAGCGACACGATGCCGAACTTCGCCACCGCCAGGCGGTCGAACCCGGCCAGCGGGTCCGCCTTCACCGCGTCGAGATCGGACGGCACACCGGCGCCGTTCAGGATGCGCGTGAGCGCCCCGGACCACCCGCGTGGGGATCGGCCATTGACGAAGCTCTTGAGGTGCGCGGCTTGCGCCTTTTCGAGCTCGACGCCCGTCAGGCGGCGAATGACAAACACGGCGCCGTCCTCGAACGGCACCGTGCTCGTGGTGGTGCGAGCGAACAGATTCGCAGACATGTTTACGCCTCAGTCACCGTTCCGGTCGGCCGGAGGTTCGCCGAGAAGCGCGTCATCGCTCCGACTTTGACCGGCACCGAGTAGCTCTCGACGATTGCCGAAAACGTGGTGGTCTTGGTGCCGCCGTAGGTGATGACGCAGGCGATCGTCGCGCCCTGATGGGTGCGGACCTGATCGACGAACTTGCCCGACGTCGTGTCGAACAGGCCAGAGATGCCGATGTCACCCATCATCGAAATGCCGGTGAACACATGCGTGTCCCACGACGCGCCCATCGGCGTGATCTTTTCCAAGATCGCCTGGATCTTGACGGTCACCGAGTCCAACAAGTACGCCGTCACGTCGGTACCGGCCATCGTCATCGTGAAATCTTTTGAGCTGTACTGCGCCATTGCTATGTCTCCTTGAAAGAGTTAGAACCGAGCGAACATGACCGACACGGGGATCGAAGGCGTCGTGCCAGAACCCACCAGCGCGGCCGTCGCACGCAGGTAGCGGTTGACCGTGCCGGTCACGGCGCCGTACTGCGCCCCGTAGGCCGTAAAGGTCGTGAAGGTGATCAAGTCCGCCCAGGTGCTGTTGTCGGACGAGTGCTGGATCTTGACCGTGTAGGACGTGTAGCCGCCGAGCGCGAGGCCATAGCCGATCTGGACGACGCCACAGCCGCCCGCTGATGAGCTGGCGCCGTTGTCGAGCGACGACCCGGTAAACCCGCCAGTCGCCGTCGTCTGCGGCTTGAGAATGCGGCCGTCACCCACCACGCCGGAGACCTGATAGGTCGCGTTGGCCTTGTGCAGCTTGCCGATGCTCGAGATGCGATCGTAGGTCGCCACGAAGGGACCGGCGAAGGCATACGCCGGATCACCGACCGCTGTCCCGAGTCCAAGCGACACGACTTGCGCCACACCGAGGCCGGCCACCATCGCAGCGTTCGTCGAGTTGGCCGCGTCGTTGTAGAAGCCGTTCTGCGTGAGGGCTGCGCTGTACAGGTTCGTGTTGACGTGCGACGGCCACGCGTCGCCGAGGCCCTGATTCGCGTCGAGCATCGCCGAGATTTTCAGGCTCAGGTCGGTGAGCTGGCCTTTGAGGTCCAGACCGCCCACCGCGAACCACCCGACGTCCTTGCTGGAGAACTGCGCCATCGACTACCGCCCTTCCTTGCTGCTCAATTCGCCAAACTTAAAGCCGCATTCGCAGAACTCGAACCCGGCCGCGCCGAAGCCCGTGCGGATGCGCTTGGATTCACCCGCCCCGCACTCCGGACAGATGGGGTGCTTCGGCTTGTTCGCCGGCTGACCGTTGACGTCGAGGATCTGCGGCGTGCTCACGCTTCCTCCACGTAGAGTCGAAAGTCCGTGACCAGCTCGTTCACCGGACGCCCGGCGACCACTTGTCCGCTCAGCGGCGTTGACTCTTCCTTGAAGATGGCCCAGCAGTTGTAGCCGCTCACGGTCGGTGCCGGCGTCAACAGCTCAACCACCTTCTGCATGATCTGGTTGGCCGTCTGGAAGCCGATGTCGATCGTGAACACATGAACGCGCACGCGCACTTCTGGCCGCGAACCGTAGTTCGTGCCGGGACCGAACGCGCCGACCTGCGTCTGCTCGCTGACTTCAAACAAGACAAATGGATATGTGATCGACAGCGGCACGCCGTCGTAAACGCCACCCGGCGCGAGCGCCAACAGCGACGCCACGTTCAATGTCGTATAGATCGCCGCCGAGATGGGATCCAGTGAGAGGTACGCCATTACGCCTGTACCTCTTGACACAGCAACCGCAGCACGATCTGGCCGCCCGTGGGGTCTTGGTAGCTGCACACCTGGAACGTGCGCCCCATGTGCTGCACGCGGTCAGTGATGGCGATGTCTGTTCGGTAGTAGATTGTGATGGCCGTGTCGAGCGTTGTCTGCAAGGCCGACGTCTGGACCGTCTCGCGATAGGACAGCGGCGTGATCGAGGCCCACACGACGTCACGGAGCGACCACGTTTGCGTCTGCCCGCCCGCGCCATTCGACGCGAACGTCTGCTTCTCGATGCGCACGCGCTTCAACAGCTCGCCGATTTCGAGATCGTCCATCAGGCGCGCCATCAGTAGACCATCACCTTGTAGGGCGCCAAGAGCTGCTCGACGCCATACGGCAGCGTGTCCGCCGATGCGCGTGTGATCTGCGCGGCCTCACGATTGCGGTACCAGTTGCCGATCAGCAGCAGCATGGCCTGCTTGATCGCGCCGGGCACTTCGCTCTTGGCCGTCCAGCCGGTCACGAACCTGACCTGCACCTGATCGGGCCGACGCTGCGTCAGGGCAAACGACGGCAACAGCGGCCACGACACGCCCGCATTCGGCACGATCTGCGCACGCTGCGCCGCCGGTCCGGCCGGGGCCATCACGAGATAGTTGCTGCTGGCCCACGTTTGCTGCGTGAGGTCCTGATCGTAGTACTTGATCGACGTGATGCTCTGGATCGGCGGCAGCGACAACAGGATCGGCGCCCGCCACCACGGGAACGAGTCCAGCCACAGTTCCCACGTCTGCGTGAGTAGCGCCCGTTCGCACTCGCGTTCGACCCATTCCCGAGCGGTCTGGATCAACGTCGAGAGGTACGGGTCCGCGGTCGTGTTGGTGCTCGGCGCTTGCGCCCCCAGCCCACTGTCCGCCAGATTGATCGTCGCCGTCGTCGTGCCGTTGCTGACCGACCCCGCGTAGTAGCACGGCGTGGTCGTGCCGACGAGCGGCATGTAGAGCTTGACCGTGGTGACCGCAGACCCACCCACGGGAATATTCGAGACGGCGATCTTGCCGTCGGCGGTCTTGTTGGCGACGGTGACCGCGGCCGACAACGCCCCCAGCTCCGTCTCGCCATCCGCCGTGACGAACGTACACGCCACACGGTGCGCCCCGTTCTCGCAGTTGCCCGCACCAGCCCCCGCCAGCGCCACGGTGGGCGCGGTCGGTGCGGGTTCGGCCGACGAGCTATCAAGACGCAGATGCGACTTGACCTCAGCGGTCGTGAGCGGTTCGGACGTCGGCCCCGTGATGCGCGACAGAAAGCCGTTCGGGTTGGCCGAGATGAACCCCGGCCAGCCTGGCATCACGGGATTGACGCCGATCGCAGGCTCAATCATCGCTTCTTCGCCTTCGGCTTCATGGCCGTCTCGACATCGCCCTGCACCGCGGTCTCAATGTCGTCAGCAGAGAGCGTCTCGACGGGAGCGACTGGCTCAACGTGGCCCGCCGCCATCCATGCGCGTGCTTCGGCGTCGTCGTGCTCAAGCACGGATCCCACCGGGTAGCCACCGACTGACGTCAGAATGCGAATCAGCATCAGCCCACCCAGATGTAGAGCACGCCGGTCTTGGACGTGCCGCCCTGGGCGACCACGACCTTGATGCGCTCGTTGGAGATGCCGATCTGATCGTTGACCGCCGTGCCAGCCGCGGCGTACAGCGATGCCGCCCCGGCGACCGTCGACGTGGCCTGACGTGGCGCCCACTGCGTCGCCGACGTGCCGATATCGGTCAACGTGTCGATCACCAGCCCCGTGGTTTCGCCCGTGATCGTCAGATCCGCGCCGGTTGCCAGCGGGTTCGTCCCGTCCGGCACGTAGCGAATCTGGCGAATCAACCCGGTGGCGATGCGATCGGAATACACCGTCGCACTGCCACCAGAGTCAACCGTCAGCGTGAAGTCAAACCGCTCAATGAACATGGGCGGCCTACTCGATCGTGTAGCCGAGAATGAAGTCGATGCCCGTGGCCGTGGTCACGTTGCTGCCCGTGATAGCCACCGTGATCGCGGTGTTCACGTCGCATGCCGTGTACGACGCGCCATCCGCCAGCACCGTCGCGCCCGAGCCGCCCATCTTGAGGACGGTGCTCTGCGTCAGGCTGGCCTGTGCAAAGGCCACCAGCTTCACCACAGAGGCCGACTGCGTGCCCTTGACGTCCACCGTGGTCACCGCGCCGGCCGCGCCGCCGTAGGCGATCGCGTGACACGACGTGATGCGGTAGGACTTGCCCGCAATGGCCGCGAGCAACGTCGCACCCGCGTTGATCTGCGCGATCGTCAGACGCGTCCGCAGGTTATGCACCAGCGGGTTGACCTGATCGGTGATCAAGCCGCCCGATTCGATCTGGATCTCGCCGCCGCTGGCGACGACTTCGACGTCGCCGCCGTTCTTCTTGTATACCTTGGGTAGATAGGTCGTATCCGCCATGTCTCGTGTCTCCCGTTGGGCTGTTGGCCGGTCACGTCGCGGGATTGCGACAGACCGGCCAACTCAGCACGGTTAGAGCAAATCCGCCGACTACGACGGGGTGTTGAACTGCGCGACGACCGTGGTGGCCGCCTGCGTGACGGCCTTGGACAACGCGCCGTAACGGATGACCGTGACCTGTTCGATCGTCGAGGACGTGCCGCGCGCAACGCTGATCTTCACGTAGCGTTTGTTGACGTTCTGCACGTCGATGATCTGCACGCTGACCGACGCCGACGCGCTGGTCGCCGTAGTGGCCGCCGTGGTCGTCGTGTCGCCCGTCTGCACGGTCGTGATGTTGTTGGCCGCGGGGGTGCCGATGAACGCGATCACTTTCAGGTGCTTGAAACCCTGCATGTCGATCGCGCTTGACGTGATCGTAGAGGTGCCGGCCGCCGTGTAGGCAATGGCCTGATCAACCGCCACGTTGTCGCTCATGTATCCGTTGAAAACTTCTGCGCTCATAGTGTTGCTCCTTCAGAGAAACGAACGAAACACAAACCGGGTGTGAATGGCGCGCGCAGCCCGTGCCGCGCGCGCCGTGGGTGTGCGTCCGTTACGACGCGCTGTTCTGGAGCAACTTGACCGGGTTGGTACCCGCGTCCACGAGGCCGCCGTCCGCACGGAGGAAGGCCAAGAAGCCCACCTGGCCGTTTTCGACGTAGAGCTCGTTGATGCGCACAATCTGGATCGCCTTCACGCGGCGGATCTTGTAGAAGCTGTGATCACCGAAGGACGTGTGCTTTGCGGAGGCCGCAAGCGCCGGCATGTCGTTGTTGAGCACCACCGGGTAGCCACGCAGGAAGCCCGCCGTCGCCGCCATGCCCGAGGCATCCGCGAGACCGTTGAAGCCGCCACCGTTGCGCCAGAGGTACTGGCCGTTGCCGTCCTTGAGCAGCTCGAACTGCAACGCCGTCGCCGCCGACGTCATGAACTTGCAGTTGTTGGACAGGTACGCCGGATCCACCGAGCGCACGAGGCGGATCACGTCATCCGCGACCACCGACGTGCTGTTGCCCGTGGCGGACTGACGACCGACCGACGCGCCGACCGTGAGGCCCTGCGGCTGGTTGACGCCCGTGCCCGTGGTGAAGTGCTGGTTCTGGATGCGAGCAAGACGGATGCCGAGCTTCCGACCCAGATAGCTCTCGATGTCAAACGACGCATCCTGCAAGAGCTGCCAGCTCACCTTCACGACCTTCGAGCTGTACAGGTACGAGTGCAGCACGACCTGACCCATCGTGACGTTGGAGCCAGACGCCTGGCTGCCTTCTTCGGCCACGATCGCGCCGACGTTCGACGTGTCGTTGTCCGTGGCGATCGGCAGATCCGCGCCCGTGTCGGTGAGCATCACTTCCGCGCCGGCCTGTTCCATGCCGCCGTAGAACTTGAGAGCTTCGACGATGCGACCGTACATCGACGTGTCCGGGGCCACCACCGCGCCACCCGCCGCGAGCGAGAGCGTGCTCTGCGCGCGCGCTTCCGGGGTGATCGTGTAGGCGTAGCCGCTGCGGCCACCCGGCAACGTCACCAGTTCCAGCTTGTTGCGCAGCTCCGGCGCCACCGCGTCGGGGCTCTTTGCTTCCATGAACGAGCGCAGCTCGGCGCGGCGCTGTTCGACTTCCGGCGTCGTCTTGCGACGCGACTCCTGGCGCTGCGATTCAGGCGCGCCGGATGCCCGCTCTTCGGCCTCGACCTCTTCGATGTTCATGATCGAGTTCTTGAGGTTCAACGCCGCATCGCGCATCGTCGCGATGTTGGTGTTCTCGTCGGCAGTCAGATTGCGCTTTTCGCCGTCGGCCTTGTCGATGATCGCGCGCATGTCGGCGACCAGCTTGTTGCGTTTGTCTCGAAGATCCTTGACGTCTGCCATATTCCTGCTCCTCTGGGGCAGTAGCCCCGCTGTCGAACTACCGCCTTACAGTTCCGCTTCCAACACATCCAACTCGGCCCGCAACGTCGCGGTGTTCTTCGCCGAGTACCAACCCCAATCACCGTGTGAACTCGACAAGCTCGACGCGATGCTGCCGGCCGAACACGCCGCCGTCGAAGCCTGCGTGAGATGCGCACGGAGCACCGAGAACTGCGCGCGCTCGATCGTGTCTTCGGCGTCCTGCGCGTCTGCGTCCGTGCTGGTTTCCTGACCCGACTGCAACGACGCCACCACTGCCGCGGCCTTGGTCAACGCCACCTGCGCCGACGCGATCAGATCCGCCATCGCGGCGTACTGCACGTCTTCGGCTTGCTCGTCGGCGGGCACGTCAGTCGCGTCCGCTTTGGTTGGCATCGTCTCGGGCATTGCGGCAGCTTCCGCCGCGCTGCGCGCTTCGGCGCTGACCGAGGTCTGCTCGAACGCCGGGAACGTCACCGGGGAGACATCACGCAGCACGTCGAATGCCGTGATCGTGCGGAGCGGCAATTCGCCCGAGCGCATCGGCTTGGTCCACGTCTCGCCGCCTTCGGCCACACGGAATCCGTAGCTGCTCTGTGACACGTCGCCGCGCTGGATCTTGGCCAGCACGCTCACCGCGTCAGGGTCGTTGAGATTCGGGTCGAACTCATAACGGAGGCCGCGCTCGTCCTCGGAGAGCCGCAGCGTGCCGTTCGTCGTCCGACCCAATACAAGGTTGTCGTCGTGGTTGAACAGGGCCCGGACGTCAGCGCCCGCCGTGATCACGTTCCGAAACGCGCCCGCCTCGATACGCTCACGGAACATGCCGCCGATCACCGCTTCGGACCCGAACACGGCCGCGTAGCCGGTCACGGTCGGCGCGGAGCCTTCGCCGTCGGCCTTGCGCAATTCGATCTGCGACGCCACGACGCGTCGTTCCAGAGTGTTCTTCATGCCGCGGCTCCTTCTGGCTGCGTCGTCGCGGGTGGATCTGCGACGGGGTCGTCCACCGGCTCAGCGCCGGTCGTGAAATTGAGCGGTCGCCAGAACTCGTCGCCGTGGCCATCCGGACGCGGCCCACGACCGAGCCGGTGACGCACACCGTTCGGCGATTCGATGCCCGCTTCGATTTCGAGCTTCCCTGCTTCGACGCGCGACTTGTAGTCGCCGCTCGTCAACTCGTCGGTGTCAAACAGCGCCGAGTGCGTCTCGAAGCTCTTCATCGTCAACAGGTCGCGGCCAATGGCCTGCTTCCACGACGTGAAGTGCGGGGCCAGCGTGATCCGCACGAAGCCCTGCATCTGCTGCTCAAGGCCGGTGCCCCACGACGTGGACTTCTCCATGTTCGAGAGCAAGAACGGCGGGATGTGGTAGATGTCGCCGGCAATTTGCGACTCTTGAAACTTCATCGACTCGATGAACTGCGCATCATCGAGCGGCATGCCGATCGCCTTGAACTCCAGCCCACCTTCAAGAATCGCGATCTTGTGCGCGTTCTCGACGCCCTGGTGGACGGCGTTCCACGACTGACGCAGCACGTCGCGCTGTTCCTTCGAGAAGTGATTCGGGCTCGACAGGATGCCGCGCGGGCTGGCGTTGTTGTTGTAGAACCGCTGACCGAACTGCGCGGTGGCCAGCGTCCAGCCAATCGACTCGCGTAGCACGCGGATCGGCGATCGACCGAGCACGCCATCAAGCGAGTTGATCCGGAGATGAAAGATCGGCGGCTTGGCCGCGTCGAACGTGTAGACCTGCGGCGAGCCATCCGCCAGCCGGTACGTGTACTGCAACCGGTTCAGGTTGTCGCGCGAGACCTGCATCCGGTCAGACCGGAGTGGCCACAGCCCGCGCACGTTGCCCCGCGCATCGCGCACGACTTCGGCGTAGGCGTTGCCCCACAGCAACAACCACCGCATCATCGTCGTGCGGAAGTCGAACGCCGTCATTTCCGGGTTCGCGAGATCGCGCAGCACGTGGTACAGCGGGTGGCTCGTGTCGTCTTCGCGTGAGCCGTTGTCGAGATTGCGCTGCAAGCGAAGCTGGCAGGTCGCCAGCGTGTTCGCGAGGATATCGACACAGCCGTACACGGCCGGGATGCCCTCAGCGATCAGTTCGGAGACGCGAACGCCCGAGGCTACCGGGCCACCGCCGAAGGCTTCCAGGATGGTGCGATTGGGTTCGGCCAGTGTGGACGACGGACCGATGTCCATGCGGCGTTCGAGCAGTTGGCCCACGAAGCTCACTGCTGACCACCCTTCGCCGCAGAGGCCAGACCGAACGCCAGCCAGACGCACGCCGCGCCCGAGTACATCCACACGGCGCGCGGGTCAAACTTCCACACCCCAACGCCGAAGCACACGAGTCCCGCAACGAACAGACCATCAGGCACGCGCGGTGCGAGGAGTCGCAGCGCAGCGTTACATCCTTCGGTCAGCGAGATCAGAGCCTTCGGCACGCATCGTTACGGTGCCAGCACATCGCGTCGCGTGGAAGAGGGTCGTCCACGCCATCGGCGCTATCGGCGCCATCGGAAACTATTTACCGGTCAGCAACCACCGCAACCGGCCGAAGAACCCGCGCAGCAGAATGCCACGCACCGCCAGGACGTCGATCTGCAAGTCGGCCAACTCTTCGCGCACGATGCTCTCGACGACCACGCGCACACCACGACGGATCTCTTTATCTCGGCTCACTGGCTCTTCCATTCAGTCGGCACGCTGACTTTCAGCGTCCGGAAATAGGTGACGGCTTCTTCGACGTTGATGCGCACGGCCCGCCCCACGCGCCACGCGCGGAGATGGCCACTACTGATCTCGCCATAGACAAAATCGGTGCTCATGCCCAAGTGATCAGCAATCTCGCGCACGGTCACGGCATGGCGCGGCTTCTGGCGTGTGTGCGTGCTCATCGCGCGATGCGCCCCCAGCGCACATGGCCCCGGCGCTCTTCGGTGGCCAGACTTACCCCGGATTCATCGATATACAGCTTGCCGTTCCGTTCGCGATAGAGACGCACCACGCCGCGCCGGCCGTCGGCGTAGAAACACCGCTTCGTCACGTCGATGCCATCCAACCACACGCGAACCGTGCGCGCGCGCTTTCTGTCTCTCCGCTTTCTCGCGTTCAGCACCATGTGCGACCTCATCCCAGAATCATCAGACCTTCGGTTAGATACGCGGGCGACTCGGTTTTCGGCTCCCGCAAGTAGGCACTCATCGCCGTGACCGTGGCGACAACGGGATCGATCCGGCCGCGACTGCGCTTCTTTATCGGCTGGATGTTGTCTTTGCCGTCGCGCTGCACCACCGCATTGGAGAAACACCACCGCATCAACGGGCAGTCGCCCGCGTCGATGTGCCCGTCGAGTACTTCGGCTTCCAGACGCAGCGACGCCGCGCTCATGCCCTGATACGTCTGCGGCACTTCGACCAGCTGGTCTTCGGCAAATCCATCATGCTCGGCCAGATCCTTGATGAGCTGGTGCGCGTGCCATTTGTCGTAGGACAGCTTCTCGATCTTCACGACTTGGCGAAGCTGCTTGAGCACCTCGCGGATCGGCGTGTGCGAGATCGACTTCCCTGGCTGTGTCAGCAGATAGCCCTTGTCTGCCCACACGACGTACGGCGCACGATCGCGATGCGCACGATCCGCCAGCGTGTCGAGCGGCGACCAGACCCAACGGAGCAGTGAGATCTTGCCGCCTTCGGTTTCGGGCGGAAACAACGCGACCAACGCCGTCAAGTCGATCGATGACGACAGATCGAGTCCCAACCACGCCGACCGGCCGGCGAATTGCTCAAGCGTGAAGCCGCCTAGCGTCTGCCCTTGGCGATACCCCACCATGTCGAGCCACTGGGACGATTCTTCCGGCAGCATGTTGAGCCGCTTCTGCTTGAACTCGGCCGCGGCCGATGGCATCCGCTGCGCTTTGGCCGCCTGCTTGCGAAAGTCCTCGGGCTCGACGGACACACCCCAGTGCGGGTTCGCCTTCTGCCATGTCGTCTCGGAGAATGGATCGTCACCGACATCCGCGTGCGCGATAAACGCGAAGAACGACACGGTCGATGGGTCGTCCTCAAGCACGCCGTCGAGGATCTGCTGCGCGTACGTCAGATAGTCACCCCACACACTGACGATCTCGTTACCGTGCGTCGTGATAAAGAAGAACAAGGGATTCACGCGCGCGCCCGTGGCGGATTCCATGACATCGACGAGGCTGCGATCCTTCATCGCGTGCAGCTCGTCCACGGCGACCATGTGCGGGTTGAGACCGTCCGTTGTGTCGGAGTCCGAGCCGAGCGGCTCCGCCTTCGACGCCGACGCCGGGCTATTAATATTCCACGCGTTGACCGCGAGTCGCTTCGCCAACCCGGAAGTCTTGATCAACTGTTTCATGTCGCTGAACACGATGCGGGCCTGCTTTTCCTTCGTCGCGATGCAGTAGCCTTCGGCGCCGGACTCCCCTTCGAAAAACGTCACGTACGTCATCACGATCGCGGCCTCGAAGCTCTTGCCGTGCTTGCGCGGGAGGTCGTTATAGGCCACGGTGAACCGGCGCCGGCCGTTCAACTGGCGCCACCCGAAGATCGACCCGAGCCGAAACACCTGCACCGGCGTCGGCTCAAACGGCTTGCCGGCGAACTGGCTACCCTTGTAGTGCTTCATCAAACCAGCGAACCGCAGAAACCGCTCAGCGGCGGTCCAGTCGAATCGAAACGGGAACTCGGACGTGCCTTGACGCGCCAAATCCTTCAAGTGCCGCTCACACGCCAGCTTGTGGTACTTGCCCGCAGGCACACGTCCGCCCGCCACCTCGCGCGCGTAGCCCTCGACCGGATCCATGCTCAACGCTTGCCGCCTTGCACGAGCGACAGCCCGCCGAACTCGTCAAACGGATCCTCGTCCTTCACCGGCGCGCCCATCGACTTGCCGAGCGCCGTGATCATGAACCGCTGCATGTTGGCCTCGATGCGAACCTGTAGCTGGCGAATCTCGGGGATGAGCGGATGCTTGACCGGTGAACCAACCGAAAAGCGATCGCCCGTCTCTTCGTCGATGCTCACTGGCTGGATCATGATGCCGTCGAGCTCAACCTGCGCCCGGTACCGCCGACGCTCTGTGATGAGTTCGCACACCCCGGTCAGAAAGGCGTACGCCGTGTCCTTGGTCAGAGTACCGGCCGCCACCGCGCCAGGCGCCAACATGTCCCAGATTTCGCTCGTGATCGGATCAAGGTCAGCCGGCTTCGACACGGGCTCGGCAGCAGTCGCCCCGGCATCGCGAGCGGTCGTTCGATCACGGCTGCCAGCCAGATGGCGTTCCTTTGATTTCTTTGATTTCCGACCGGCTCCCGGCCTATATCCGCCCCTCGGCATCTTTAATACCCTTCCCCGCAATCACTTACAGGTTTTTTGATTTCGACCACGCTTGCGCGAAGG